GCGGCGGCACTAAGCAAAGTTGTTCCTGCCGTAAAAGCTGCGGTGGTGGAAACAGTCACCATACCAATAACAGCTTTCTTTGCGCTGATTTCTGGCATGGTAATTCCATTGACGCCATTTGCAATAAGAGTTTCCCCGCCCATTTCCAGGGCAACGGTTCCATCGGCTGCAACTGTAACAAAATAAGCGTTAATGTAACCGGCTGAAATATTATCACCAGCAGTAAAAGCCACTTCCTGCGCAGCCACAAGAACCATCTTACCGTCAACAACACACATTGTTGCGTTGGCAATCTTTACCTTTTTGGCAGACGATGAACCGATTGTAATGCCAGGGCTGTTCATCGCCATGTTAGCCAGGGCATTATCAATTGGATCGAGCATGGTTTTAATAAGGGAACCATCCCGTTTATCAGCAATCGCCCCGCTGTGCTGTGATACATCTTTTAATTTCATAACTTTTTTCTCCTTGAGTAAACGGGGCTAATTAAGCCCCGTCAGTCAATTATTGTTTAGTCGGTAAGCTCGGATGCCCCGACTTCTGCTACTGCCATGTGAAGCTGATTGAGCAACACGCTTGCAAAATAACAAGATGCACCTACATACCCACGCTGGCCGGTAGGATCGTTCTTGTCAATCTGCCCTGGTTTAAGGTCGTAAACTTCCAAAGCCTTGACACCACGAAGCGCAACATCGCCCCAGGCATCCCGGCCAGCAACCACAACCTGATAGGTGTCGATATTGGTTCCGCTTGTTGATTCGAGGCCAAGTGCGCCAACGGCTGCCCCTGAGTCCTGAACGCTTACAAGCTCAGGACTTGCGATGATGCGGAACTCTTCGATTGAGCCGAACTCATAAGGGCTAACTGTTTTCATTGTGCCGTATTTTGAGGTCGGCACAAAGCCAGGGAGATCACGAACATCAGGTTTAAGATCAGTGTGAATGAAAACAAAGTATCCAGCCTCTACGCCAGTTGTGCCATACTTAGGTGATGGCGAAAGAATCTGAGTTACCTTATCGGTATGCTGGATATCGAGGGCTTTGGTGATCTTCCGCAGCAACTTTAAAGACAGTTTACCATTTACGGTAGCCCGGCTAGTACCAGTACCGCCATAAAACTTATTAGTACAGGTCTTAATAACACCAAACCGTACCATTTCACGAACCAGAGAAAGACGCTCACCAGTCTGCATCTTCATTGCACCGGGTACATCGTCCTCATACAAGTCTGCGGTACGCTTAGTGTAGCCGAACAACACTGAATACTCATTAAGTGAAACCGTGATATCCTGTGGTACCAGTGTCTCAGCATTAGGTGTTACACCTTCGCTTGACAGGAACTCCTGTGCTAGTGCATTGCCACGGTCGCCGGTTCCGTCAGTGAAAAATGTATTAGGGCTTGCTACGGTTGCATTAATCGGCAACCATCTACGAAAAATAACAGTGTCGCCTACGTTCTTAGGCATCGGCTTAGTTTCGCCAATCATACCAAGAACTTCTCTTGGGATAGCGTGTTTGAGGATTTCTCCCTTTAATTTACCAATCCGCTGTGCGGGTGAAAGCATTGTTGAAAGTGCCATGATTATTACTCCTTATTTGCTACGAGTTGAAAGCCGCTTCCATTGCGGCCTCTTCATCGTCTAATGTTATGTCTGCCGATGGCTGCGTCCCCCGTGGGGTTATTGCGGCCTTTAGGCGGTTACGTTTCTTTTGTGCCTCTTCTGATTTATTTGACGCTTGCTCGTTTTGCTTTGCTTGAGTGTCTTTAAAATCAGATATAATTTTTGCCAAATAAGACGAGTCAAAAGAACTATAGAACTTGTTATACTCGTCAGGGGTTTTGCTTTGCATAAACTTTGCGAACTCTTCCGATTGTGTTGTTTCCTGCCAGTCAGGATGTGCATGAGTTAGCAACTTTTCCTCAATGATATTGTTGATATCCTGTTGAGATATTTCTTGTTTCGGTTGCTGTAAATCAACTTCATGCGCTTCTTGTTGTGCTGGTTGCTGTTGAGACACTGGTTGTGCTGGCTCTTGCTCTGCGCTGGCTTCGCCAAACAATAACTCGGCTAGCTCCGGGAACTCGTCTTGCAATCTCTCTTTTGCCTTGGGTGAAATTGAAGAAACATCTTGCTTTGGTATCGCATTGATACGTTGCTCAAAGTTCCCAATCTTGCCCATAACACGAGAGTCAAGAAGATTTATCCTGCTCTTTAGTTCGTCAAACTCGTTGAGCTTGGCTTGTATGTCAGCAGGTAATTCTTGTTCCTTAGCTTGCCCACCCTTGTTATCGTCTTCTGGCTCAGGTTCTGGTTTAACTTCTTCCGGCTCTGGTTCGGGCTCTGAATTTACTTCTTCCGGCTCGATCTCAGGCTCTACCGGGGTTATGTCTTTACCATCGGCAGCCAGTTCAAACGCTTCACGCTCTGCTACCTTGTCGCTTACAACAGTTTTTTCAATCGGTTTTTTGTCTGCTTCGCTTTCTTCACTCATCAGGTTTTTCTCCTCTTCAATCGGCAATTAATGTCAACTGGTTATAATTGTGTCTGAGTTATTAGCCCAGGCAAGCACTTCTTTGCAAAACGATATCTTACCCCTTATCTTTGCTGTCTCCGCTTCATCCAGGTTGTTGTCGTTCTGTAATCGCAGGGTTTCTAGTCTTACGGCTAGTTGCTTTGCGAGCTTTAACCACAAACCACTACCTTTTTCGGCTGGTGACAATTTAAACAATTTTGTATTCATAGAATATTAAATATTACAATTTTGTAAGATTTGCAAACTATTTCTGAAAACTTTGTCCGTCCGGGGCTCTTCCGGCTGGTTCGACCGCTGGGGTGGCTACCTGCCCTGCGGAAAGTTTTTCTTGCAGATTAAGTGTCATTACTGTTTTACTCAGGTCTGCTTTGACTTTATCAAGCGTCATTTGGTTCTTATTGGCATACTCCATCATTGCCAAGCGTTCCCGGAGTTGCATCTCTTCTATGTGGGATTGCCTGGTCATCTCGTCACGCCTTGCCACGCCCTGCGAGTAAACGCTATCACGGTCAATATCACTTTTAATCCTTGTCATATCAACATCACGCTTCATAGCGGCTTTCTTTAAATCGGCTTCGGTGCGAATCTTAGCCGCTTCGACCTGCGGTGCCACGGGTTGCGGTTGTTGTGATAGTTGTTGTTTTTTATCATCATCCATGATCCACTTATCAGGATTAAACCTTTGAGCTTTGAGAACTTCTGTAATTGCTTTCTCAGGATCAATGCCAAATGCTGGATTAAGCGACAACTGCAACAATGACTGCGCTTGCATTGCCTGTATTTCTCTTTCGACTAATGCGGTGGAACCTATTGCCTCTATCCGCATATCGCCTTTTTCGCTATCGTCTTCACCATGCTCAAGAAGGAAATCGTAGTACCTGTTGATATGAGGCTCTGTAATATTCTCATCAAATACCCTGGCTAACCTTCGCAGCACAGTTGAAGCATTGCGTAGCATCATATCCATACCGCCAACTGTATCAGGTGCCGAGCCCTGTTGGCCTTGCAGGATAAAATAGATGCCCGTTGATTCTTCCATCATTTTCCGAGCGATCTCCATGTCGTTGTTTAGTTCTGTTTGCATTGACGGGATGTTAATAGGAAGGAAAGCATCGGCAACGCTGCGGAGGTCTGCCTGTTCAGTTGCCCTAAATATCTTGCGGGCTGTTAATGTCCATTTGCCGTCCGCCGGGTAGATAGCATTGTCTCTAATGATTAGCATAGGGCCGCTGGACAATGCTGAGTTATCCATAAGCGCACGAGCGGCACTGTTAAACATCGCCTGGGCTGTCCGGCCTTGCCTGGCAACGCCAATGCCATACCAGCACCCATCTTTGCGCTGCCAGGGCATTACATCAAAGGGAAATTCTCCGGTATCAAGCGGGGCCAGTGCCGCCTTGATCGGTGTGTCGTTGACCATTGTAACTATTGCGTGGACACGTTTGTTTTTTTCCTTGTCATCGCATGGGGTCAAATCGGCTTTGAACGCTTCGAGTTCTGCTGTCTTTATGTCGCCATAAAAATACCAGACTTCAAAATCATCTGCCAGGTTAGTTTTCTTTCCGTCTGTTGTGTGTCGTTTCCCTGGGCCTTCGTCTATGATTGCGTCAATAGCTTCCGGCAGGTATCCTTCTTGGTCTTTCAGTTCCAATAGTTTTTTGGCTGTCAGATTGTCACGCTTGAAAACGTAATTGCCGTTTTGGATGTTCTCCCCGCACGCCGGGTCTGGGAAAAAATCTTCCGGGCGAACCCTGAACGATGCCGGGGCTATCTGCTCAACAATTACTTGTGCGCCTGTTTCGTTGTCAAACGCTCTTTGCTTTGTTGTGTATGGTACCGGCCCTTCCAGGATGCCAGTACCAACTATAGCAGCGTCCTCTATAACCTTCCGCACCTCAGCGTGATATCTGCAATCTGTTAGCCAATCCCTTATATGTGTTTCTGCTTTTTCGGCTTTGTCGTTTGGTTCTTTTTTTGATTCTGGTTGACCTGGTTGACCTGGTTGACCTGGTTGACCTGGTTGCTGTTGATATTCTTGTGGTTGGCCTGGTTGGCCTG